ATCTATGTCTACCCGGACGCCTCCTGCTCGCAGATGAGGACGGCCTCTGCCACCGGATCAATCTCGGATCTAACCATCATGGAAGATCATGACTTCTACCCGGTCATGGCGGGTTTTCGTAATCCCCCCATTGTAGACAGAATAGAGTCTGTCCAGACACGTTTTCGCAATAACGGGTATCTGATAGACCCCCGCTGCAAGAACACGCTGGAGAGCCTCGCAAACACCACCTACATCGACGGGACCCGCAAGCCGAAGAAGTGCAAGAACCCCGGAGAGATTGGCGAACACCCCACGGATGCCTTGGGTTATCTGGTCTATGCCTATGACATGACCTCCAAAGGGATCACCCGCCTCGCATATTCATAACTCACTGATATTTCTACACTTAGTTGTTAGTAAATACGGAACAATAGGCTAATAGTGGGAACTTTCTTCCCATTGGGCATTATCTTCCCATTCCACTATTGACATTTAACACCAATTTGTGGTGTATACTATAATGTCATGGTGGATTCTATCACTTCGGCCCTTACTCAGAAGCACCCAGAGTATAGCCTCTATGAGGATAAGTGGGAGTTCTGGCGAGATTCCTCTGTTGGAGGGTCGAAGTTTGAGTCAAAAGACGAATATCTAGTACAACACCCACGCGAGAGGGACGAAAAGAACGCCTACGAATGGCGCAAGCAACTCGCAACCTATGAATCACATGGGAAGCAGGTCGCCGAAGACTGGATTGCTCGTCTCTATGGACCAGGCCTCGATTTCGCCCTGGTGTCCCCAGACAAATCTACCGACCAATCCACCCTTCTGCTGGCCAATGCGATTACTGACAACATCGATCTACTTGGGACCAGCCTGGTTAACTTTGCCAAGAAAACCGATTGGACGGTCATTACGCAGGGGTGTTGCGGCGTAGTGGTGGATGTCCCGCCCGACGCCTTCGCGGACAACCTTGGTCAGGCCATCTCCGGCGGGGTCCGCCCTTATTGCCGCATTATTGAGCCTGCCAACATCATTGATTGGGAGTTTGACAGGCAGAGTAAGCTCGAATGGGTAAAAATACGCGAAGTAGCAACCCTGCCCCGCAAGTGGTTCGAGACACAGCAACTCACACTTCCAGCCCAGAGCCTCATCGCATCCGCCAACCCTCCGATAGCCGGTCAGATTTACTACCGCTATTTCATCATAGACCGGGAATCAATCACCCGGTTTGAACCCACGGATAAATCAGAACAGTTCATTCAGTACGGACCAGTTAGCCATGGCCTGGATGTAGTCCCATTTCAGATGTTCTACGGCAAACCGGCAGTTCCTGGATTGATGTTCCAACCCCCGCTGATCGAGGAAATCTACGGGTTCGACAGACTCATCTACAACATGCGTTCCGGTTTGACCGACCTGATGTTCAATCAGATGTTCTCAATCCTGACCATGGCCACGGTGGGGGGAAAACAGAATAACAACACAATCGGCGTAGGGACTATGAGGGCGCTCGGATACCCAGGCGGAACAGGCGCTCCCCCTTCATTTATCTCCCCTGACTCACGCCTTGTTGAAGCTCACCTGAAGGCTATTGAGGATGCAGAAAAAGCCATCAAACGCATTTCCAAGGGCGTCAACGTCACAATGGTTGATGACAAGGTGCGCGAGGCTTCAGGGCGCTCCAAGGCGTTCGATTCTGACCCCCTGACAACTCTTCTGAGGGAGATTGGCGACAATCAGGAGCCAGCCTTCAGAAACCTTTTCACCATCATCCATAAACGATCTCCATTCGCAAACAAAAAGATTTCTGTGCGGGCCAAGTTCCCCGACTCGATTGTTCAGCGGGGCGTCCTTGAAGAGCGTGAGGACACTGTAGCGGCCTGTGGAGTTCTCAGTTGCAGCGAAAAGGCTGTGAAACTGCTGGTACAGAATTTCGCGTCCCAGGTGCTCCGGTCAATTTGGAACCCGGAAGAAAAGGACGAGATATTGAAGGAAATACAGGGGGCACCCTTAAATGCGATTATTGCCCAGATGTTAGGGGCTGTGGGAGAAGAGAAAAATGGATCTGGAGATCCCAGTAGTCAAGAATTACGACCCGGAGAAGGAAGTCCAAGAGACTCGGAGCAGCCTGGCCCTCGCGTTAGGGCAGCCTGAATTAGGTCTCTCGGAAGACCAGATCCAAACAATATCTGAACGCCTCGTTAATGATGGCGTCCGCACCAAGGATATCGTCAAACGAATCAGCGGAACATCTTTCCGCAAGGGGCAGGAACTCGCCAAGGCGTCTCTTGAGCAGGAGTTCAAATCGAAACTTGACGAACTGTCGCAAGAGGCAGGATTCGCCAAGAAGGATGATTATCCTGCCCAACTCACTCAAAGAACCGCACCCGACCCGGAGAAGGTTATTGGGCCAGATCAAGTAACCACGGAAATCACCAAGATGCAGATGTGGTTCAAGGGTGAGATGGCGAAACTTAAAAATGAAAGAAAGGCTGATCTTGAGCAGGCGCGGGAAAGACTTGTTTCGGAGAAAGTCAAATCCACCATCGCCAAACTTGGGTTTGATGATCCTGAATCGGTCCTTCTGCTCGCCCGCAAAGATGCTGCATTTGTGTTCGATCCTTCGGATAACGACACGCTTATCGCGGTTAAGCCGGGGGACCGCGCCCAACCCCTGAGCGGTGACGGGACATACACCACCGTCGATGACTATTTCGCAGGATTCGCAAACACACCCCTCGGCATGAAATTCATGAAGGTACCAGAGGGGGCCAAGCCGGGGTCTGGAATCACGGGGATTGCCTCAACTCCAGTTCAGAAGGGAATCCTTTCCGAAGAAAACATTGAAAAGGCTTACCGTGCGCTTGGTGTCGGATAAAAGGAGGATAACACAATGGCCACATTGACAATGACCTTAGCCCAGCTTTCTTTGACTGGAGCCAAGAACCTTAATCCAGCTTCCGTAGATGTAATGCGCAAGTCCACCATTGACCAGTTCACCGGTCAGTTGCCTGTCCGTGCTGTTCTGGGAGTATCCAACACATACCGCAGGCGCGGAAGCGAGACCATCCTGAACGTCAACAAACGTGCAGTCGGTACTGCATCGGCTATCACAGAGGGTTACGCGACCGCGAACGTCGTTACTGACAACTGCGGGCGCGTGATTGCTCAGGCATCAATGGATACCCTGATCGAAAAGGCACATGACCTGACAAATCCTTGGCGGGAGCAGGTTGACGCCTACATTCCTGTCCTTCAGGACAAGATTGCCAATGAGGTGATCAATGGGACCGGAACAGACGGCGGGTTCAAGGGGTTCAAAGGTCTCTGTAATGCGATTGGATCGTCTCAGCAATACACACCCAACACTACTACATCAGGGGCGGAAGTGAAGTTTGTCTACCTCGATAAACTGGCCCTCCGGGTTCGCGGTGCCCGCAAAGCTTACATCATGAACCCGAACATCGCCTTAGACCTCAAACAGCTTGGTGTTGCTCTGGGTGGCAATATCTGGTCTCAGATCATGGTGCCTTACGGAGTCCCAGGTCCTGGTGGGGTCATCCAAATCCAGGACCGCCCTGTTCAGGCGTTCAACGGAATCCCCATTTATGAGACCGAGTGGATGACTACTGAAACCACGTGCGGGAAGAGCGGCAAGTACCGCATTTTCTGTGTGTCGATGGATGACACCACCGGCGTGGAACTGTTCTACCCCAGCTCTGTTCCGGCGATTGGCATGGAAGTTCACCCGCTCCAGATGAAGGAAGGCTTCCCGGAGAAGTTCATGCGCTTTGAGTGGACCGCCGGTCTTTCGACCCGCCACGCTCAGTGCATCGCCCAGTGCTTCAACATCAAACTGACCAACACATAACAAACAAGGAGGGAATCCCCCGGAGTGAAATATCTCCGGGGGAGAACCAAACATGATTCACAAACTTTACAAGGTATGGATGGGCAAGGGAGACGGGCTGTATGGAAGGTATACCTGCAAGGATAACGTCTCACAGTGGTTATCCAAGGTGGATGCGGACGCCTGTATCGCTGCTGGGATTGGTGCCCGCAAGAATGGTCCTACAGCCCCGTACTATGCAATTCTAGAGATCGAGGCGGTCAGTGGCGACATGCCACGTCCAGAGAATGCGTGTATTAACGGCGGGTGGGTATGGCCATCCAATGGAGTGTTGATTCTGTCCACGGAAGCAGCTCGAGAAGGGATCGTGAAGGATCCCAGTGCGGCCAAGGTAATTCCTCCTGTGCAGAAGAAAGTTGTTGTTCAGGAAACGATCAAAGAGACGGGGAAGACCGCCTAATGCTTAATCGAACACAGCCGGTGCCCTTTCCACAGCAGGCGCTTTTGATCAGGAACATGGTGGATACTGTTCTTGCCACAAAAGCGCCTGTTGATCTGTCTCCGAAGAGGCCCGAAGGTCTTCCTACGCTATCGCTGTGCATCCTTGCCAAAAACGAGCACGAAACGCTTGTCGAGTGTGTCTCCAGCCTCATGCCCATGGTGACAGAGATCATCATTGGGGTAGATGACACTACCGATGAGCCGATCTCTTTCGCTTACCGTGAGGCATTTCTGGCCAAGGGTGTTGAGCCATGCCGTAAGTTCTTCGATCAGTTCCTTAAAGAAGAGCGTTTGGCGACTATGGAAGAGATTGCTGCCTTCATGAGGGTGCCTGTAGAGGCCCTTGAGAAGCGTACCGCAAAGTATCTCAGGGATGGTAAACCAACCAGAATCGCCGCCGAGAAGTGCCTAGAAATGGTCGGGAAAGGGAAGATTGTTGATATCTCCTTTAACGACCACTTCAGTAATGCCCGCAACTCCCTGACTCCACACGCCACGGGAGAATTGTGCATGTTTGTGGATGGGCATGAGTTCCTTGACAACGTAAGAGAACTCATGAACTGCATGGTGAATGCTGAACGTGATATGCCCAATTACAAGGTGTTCGGCATTTTGGTCAACATGGTCGATTCGCCGATGAACGAGCGCAACCGGCAAGTGCGGATCTGGAGAAACATCCCCGGAGTGGAGTTCTACCGTGGGGTCCATAACCGGCTGAAGTTTCCTGAAAACATCCAACA